GCGCCTGGACATCCTGCGCGCCGACGTGCGCCAGTTGGCCAACACGCTCAACCGCGACCTAGTCGTCCCGTACATCCAGCTCAACCACGGGCCCCAGGAGCGCTATCCGCGCCTGCGCCTGCCCGTACCCGAGCCCGAGGATCTGACGGCCCTGGCCGACGCACTGGCCAAGCTCGTGCCGCTTGGCGGCCTGGGCATCGAGGCCAGCGTGGTGCGCGACAGGCTCGGCGTCCCGGACCCGGCCCCGGACGCGCAGCTGCTCGGCACGAATTACGAGTCCGGCCTGGCCTGGGCCGAGAACCGCCAGCGTAAGGCTCTGAACCAGGGTTTGCCCGCTCCCAGGCCGGAGCTGGACGCCCTCGACGAGTTGGAGGCCGAGGCCTTGGAGGATTGGGAGCCGCTGGTCGCGCCCGTGGTCGATCCTGTGTTGGAGCTGGCCGAGCGGTGCAAGACCATGGAGGAGTTCATGGCCCGGCTGCACGAGATCGACATGGAGCCGTTCGCCCTGGCCAGATCCCTGGCCGAGGTGATGTTCAAGGCGCGGGGAATGGGCGATGCGGGAGATGACGCCTGATGGCCACGCCCCGCGAACACCCGCCGCGCCCCGGCTTCAGCTTCCCGGCCACGCCTCCCAGGGAGGCCTTGGCCTATTTCGACCGCAAGGGCGACCGGCCAAGCTTTTCCTACCTCGACGTGTGGCGCGAGGAGCACGCGATTTCGTTTACCGCCGCCAAGGCCATGGAGCTGGACGTGCGCACGGCCATCCGCGAGGAGGCCCGGCGCGCTCTGGCCGAAGGCCGCACGATTCAGCAGTTTCAGCGCGACCTGAAGCCGCGCCTGGAGGAACTGGGCTGGTGGGGTCGCAAGGAGATGACCGACCCCGTCACCGGCGAGACCCGCGAAGTGCAGCTCGGAAGCCCGCGCCGGCTGCGCACGATCTATCGCACCAATCTGCGCACGGCGCGGGCTGCCGGTCAGTGGGAGCGCATCGAGCGCACCAAGGAGGATCTGCCGTACCTGCTCTATCAACTCGGCCCGAGCCGCGAGCACCGGCCCGAGCACGTGGCCTGGCACGGCCTGCTCCTGCCCGTGGACGATCCGTGGTGGGCCACGCACATGCCGCCCAACGGCTGGGGCTGAAAGTGCTGGGTGCGCCAGGTCTCCCGGCGGGAGGCCGATCGGCTCAAGCAAGGCGGCGTGCAGATCCCCGGCGCCCAGGAGCTGGACCCGGACACGGGCCTGCCCACGGGCCGCCTGGTGCGGCGGCGCATGCCCGTGCGCACGGAAGCGCCGAGGATCACCCGGCGCGAGTGGGTCAACCGCCGCACGGGCGAGGTGCAGCATGTGCCTATCGGCATCGATCCGGGCTGGGACTACAACCCCGGCGTCGCCGGCCGCCTCGGCCAGGCCCTGGAGCAGATGGCCGGCAAGCTGGAGGCGGCGCACAGGACCGATGCGGCCGGCAGCGTGCGCGAGCTGGTGCGCTCGCCCGTGTTCGGGGAGTGGATGCGCAATCCGCGCGGGGATTTCCCGCTGGCCGTGGTCCAGGACGCAGACGCCGCGCGCATCGGAGCGCAAGCCCACGTGGTGCGGTTCTCCCGCGAAACCTGGCAGAAGCAGAACCGCGAGCATCCCGAGATCATGCCCGAGGAGTACGCGGCCGTGCAGGAAGCCGTGGATGGCGGAGGCTCCATCCAGGATGGCGAGCGGAGCTTGATCTACCTTCTGGAGGACGCGACCGGTTACGTCGCCGTGGTCAAGGCCACGCTCAGTGGCAGAGCCTTGTATCTGACCAGCTTCAGGCGATTGAGCCGTGATGCGGTCAAGCGCGATGAAACCGTCCGAAGGCTGATGCGCAAGGGGAAAAGGAATGCCGGTGGGAAATAAGGCGGCGGACGGTGGGGCCCCCCAATCCGCTTGCGCGGCAACCCCACATGGCGCTCCGTCGCAAAGCGACGTGCTACGGCCGGGGGAATAGCACCGTGTCGCATCCGCCTAGAAACCTCGTAAGGCGCTGGCCCTGGATTGTCAACGGGACTTGGTCTCGGTCGAGACGGCCTGATTTTGGGCGGAAGCGGCCTGGATGGGCGAATGTGCGCACCCCGCTCCGAAACACGTTTCTCGGGCCATTTAAACGCCAATTGAATGCATCTCTCCGTGGCATTGCCAGGCGACCCGAAGGAAGGTAGACAGGCATGGTCGGAAATCTCTCCCCACTGAAGCGCTTCAGTCTGTGCGGCATGCGCCTGGGTAGTTACACCAGGGTCATGCTGCACTCATCCATTGCCCTCAACTCCGAGTCCCGCCCGCAGGGCCTGCGCATGGCGCTCAACGTCGAGCTGCCCGGTCAGGTGCCGGAGTGGGTCGAGCTGATTCCGGCCGGCCCCGTGATCACGGGCCAGGACGGCCGGAAGTGGAGATTCGGGGATATCGAGGCGCGGGAAGTCTTGGCCTGGTGGGCGGCGCGCAAGGGTGAGCCGTATCTCATCGACTGGGAGCACGCCTCGGAACATTTGGCCCCCCAGGGGCACGAGGCGCCGGCCGCAGGCTGGATCAAGGGTCTGGAGGTGCGCGACGGCGCACTCTGGGGCCGCGTGGAGTGGGTCGAGCGGGCCGCGGCGCAGATCCGCGAGCGCGAGTATCGCTACCTGTCCCCGGTATTCCTCTATTCGACCTCGGATCAATCCATTCGCAGGCTGGTGTCCGCCGGCCTGACCAACCGTCCAAACTTTTTATCCACGGCGCTCAACCAGGAGCGCCAGGAGGTGCACATGGACTTGCCCGCACTCATTGCGGCTTTGGGTCTGGCAGCCGGCTCCACGTTGGAGCAGGCCGTCGAGGCCGTAAACAACCTCAAGGGCGATTTGGCCGCCGCGAAGACCGACCTGTCCAAGGCCCAGAACCAGGCGCAAGCCGCGCCGAGCCTGGACAAGTTCGTGCCGCGCGCGGACTACGACGCGGCCCTGGCGCGGGCCGCGAACGCCGAGAACGGCCTGGCCGCCATCCGCCAGGCCCAGGCTGACGCGGAAATCGAGGCTGAGATCGAGTCCGCGCTCAAGGCCGGCAAGATCACCCCGGCCACGCGCGACTACCACAAGGCCCAGTGCCAGGCCGAGGGCGGCCTGGCCAGGTTCAAGGAGTTCGTCAAGGCGGCCCCGGTCGTCGCCGGCGACTCGGGCCTGGGCGGCAAGGCGCCCGAGGGGCAGTCCAAGGCGCTAAACGCGGAAGAGATGCGCATCGCCGAGATGTTCGGCAACTCGGTCGAGGACCTGGCCAAGTACGGCCAGGCCTAAAGGAGGACAGACATGGCCCTTAGTGCTGACCGCAACACCCCGCAGAAGGACGGCGAGTTGATCGCGGTGCCCGTGGCCGCGAGCGTCAAGTGCTACGCCGGCGGCATCGCCGTGGCCAACGCCAGCGGCTACGCCGCACCCGGCTCCACGGCCGCCACGCTGACCTATCTGGGACGATTCAACGAGACCGTGGACAACACCGGCGGCCAGAACGGCGACCAGCACGTCCTGGTCCGGCGCGGCAAGGCCTTCAAGTGGAAGAACTCGGGCACGGACCCGGTGACCCAGGCCAGCCTGGGCAAGGCCTGCTACATCGTGGACGACGAAACCGTGGCCGCGACCAACGGCACCAACACCCGCTCGGCGGCCGGCATCGTGGTCGGCGTTGAGGCCGACGGCGTCTGGGTCCAGTAGGCGAAAAACCCCTTCAAGGAAGGTTCAAGCACCATGAAACGCACGTTCAACATCCTGTGCATCTGGGCTCTGCTGCTCGCCGCGGCCGTGCTCGCGATCCCGGTCGAGGCCGCTGCCGAGCTGGCCCGTCCTGACGGCCTGGGGCTGGCCCTGGCCGGTTTCGGCGGCCTGCTCGTCAACAAGGCCAACGTCGATCAGATCTTCGTCAACCTGAAGACCACCTTCCACAAGGCCTTCCAGGGCGTGGCGCCCTTGTGGAGCAAGGTGGCCATGCTCGTGCCCTCCACGGGCAGCCAGAACGATTACACCTGGCTGTCCAACTTTCCGCGCATGCGCAAGTGGGTCGGTGACAAGGTCGTCAAGGCACTTGAGGCCTTCAAGTACACCATCGTCAACGATGACTTTGAGGCTACCGTCGAGGTTCGGCGCAACGATATTGAGGACGACAACCTGGGCATCTACGCGCCCCAGGCGCAGATGGCCGGCTGGTCCGCCGCGCAGCTGCCCGACGAGATCGTCTTCGACCTCATCAACGCAGGCTTCGCGTCCCTGTGCTACGACGGCCAATACTTCTTCGACACCGACCACCCCGTGGGTGACGCAAGCGTGAGCAACAAGGGTACTGCCGCCCTGAGCGCCGCAACGCTCGCTCTGGCCCAGGCCAGCTACGGCGCGGCCCGCACGGCCATGGGCAAGATCAAGGACGATGAAGGCCGACCGCTCGGCATCACGCCCAACGTGCTCCTTGTGCCGCCCGCCCTGGAGGACGCAGCCCGCGCCCTGGTCACCGTGGACCGGCTCGAAGACGGCAAGCCGAACCCCTACAAGGGTACTGCCGAGGTCGTTGTTGCTCCGCGCCTGACCTCCGACACAGCCTGGTTCCTCCTCGATACGACCAAGCCGGTCAAGCCGCTCGTCTACCAGGAGCGCAAGGCGCCCGTCTTCGTGCAGCAGACCGACTCGAACGCCGATGACGTGTTCAACCGGGCTGTCTACAAGTTCGGCGCGGAAGCCAGGTGCGCCGGCGGTTACGCCTTCTGGCAATTGGCCTACGGCAGCACGGGGGCCGGCAGCTAAGCCCGTCGGCCTAAAAGGAG